CATCTTATATACCTACAGCAGGATCTCAAGAAACCCGTGTAGCTGAAATTTGTAATAATGCTGGAAATGTAAATACATTTAATAGCGAAGAAGGTGTTTTATATTTAGATTTTGAAGCTCAACCAATAAGTACATATTCCTTAATGTGTATTAATAATGGCACTAATGCTGAAGTTGTAACAATAGGTAAAAATACAAATTCAACATTTTTTATTGGTGTTAGAAGTGGTAGTGTTTACCAAGCTGATTTGTCAGGCGTTGGAAATACAAATGTTTTTAATAAGGTGGCTATTTCGTATAAAGTAGATGATTTTAAAATATATGTAAACGGCAACCTCGAACAATCTGATAATTCAGGGTCTGTGCCGACAGGGCTAAATCAAGCTTCATTTGACTTTACATCAAGCTCATTCCCTTTCTACGGAAAAGTAAAAAGTTTAGCTACTTATAATAGAGCGCTTACAGATACAGAATTATATACAATAACATCAACGCAATACTCAGCATACTCTGGTATGGTGGCAGCGTTAGGAAATTATACAATACCATGCTAAAAGATTATTTTGAAGTACCAAATAAACCAGCAATAAAATCTGGTAATATTCTTTCGTGTGACTTTACAGATCATGAGACGTTTATACCTCAACCATTAGATTTTACAAGAAATACATTAGCTACATATGTAGACTGCAACGGTGTTATAAAAGTAAGTGGCGTTAGTGATATAAACTTATCACCGCCAGAAGATTTCGCAACTGATTTTAGTTCTAATCCATCTTCTGGAACAGCTGTTAATAACCCTGATGGTACTATAACATTTGCAAACTCTACAAGTAGTGGTGCTAATGTAGAATTACAGAATAGAAACATAACTACAACAAAAACTTATCAAATAAAATTTACTATAAGTAATTATGTTCAAGGTACCTTTAGAATGAGTGTAGGTAATCAAATTACGCCTTCTTTATCTGCTAATGGTACTTATGTTTTTTATTTAACATATACAAGTGGTTTAAATAGAAATTATTTTTATACAGGTAATAGTACTTTAACAGTTTCTGATATTTCAGTTAAAGAAGTGGATTTAAATCTACCTAGAATAGATTATCTTACAGAAATAGGTAAAGCAAAAGAATTACAAAAACCGAGTTTATTACTTGAACCGCAATCTACAAATAAACTTACAAGAAGTGAAGAATTTTCTAATTCTTATTGGGCTAAAACTAATTGCACTGTACAACAATCTAAAATAACAAGTCCAGACGGTTTTCAAAGTTCTTATAAATTAATTCCAGATGCAGGAACAGGTGGTAATAGATCTTTAGCTAGAAACTTTACTGGTTTAAGTAATTTCCACACATGGAGTGTTTTTGCAAGAGCTGCAGAATATAAATACGCTATACTTAGAACTAGAAATAATCCAAATGTTGTAGTTTCTTTTGATTTAGAAAACGGAACATTTAATGTTAATCAGTCTAGCGCTATGTATATTGCTGATAGTGCTAAAATAGAAAATTATGGCAATGGTTGGTATAGGTGTTCTATTACTTTAGACCCTAGTCAATCAACCACTGTTGGCCAACTTTATCCAAGCGTTTCAGTAGGTATAACTGGAAACGAAATAAATAATTTTGATGGAGATGGAGTAAGTGGTATTTATGTATTTGGCGCACAATTTGAAGAACGAAATTATTCAACATCGTATATACCTACATCAGGATCTACAGTAACCCGTAACCAAGATACTGCTAAGAACGCTGGTAGTGCACCTGTTTTTAACAGTGAAGAAGGAACTTTTTATGCTGAAATTCAAGCTTTACACACTAATCAATCATGGGCGGCAAGCCAAAGCAGACTTGGTGTGAGTAGTGGCTCAAATAATAATAGAGCAACAATAACTCTAACTAGTACTAATGGAATAAATTTTGTATATAAAGTAGGTGGTGTTAATTCCCTGAGTAGAACTATAGCCGCGGGTAGTATTGACCTATATAAGATGAATAAATTTGCTTTTACATGGAAAACAGATGAGTTTAAGATTTGGTTCAATGGAGTTGAATATGGACCTAGAGATGTTTCTGGCAGTGTATGTCCTGCTAATACTTTTGAAAAATTTGCATTTGACAGGAACAATGATAATAGCAATATATTTAAAGGAAGAGTAAAAAATATAAAAACATATAGAAGGGTTTTAACAGATTCTGAATTAACAGAATTAACAAATAATATAACATAAAATGGATTTAAAAATTTATAAAACAAATTTTGCAGATGAAGCTGTAGGTAAAGCAGCGTTAGTAGCAGCGGGTGTATGGGCTGAAGTAACAGAAGAAGGCGTTACTCAGATGGTATATACCAACGGTACACAAGCAGTAGTAAATATTGGTAAAATAATAGATGAATCAAAAACAACTGATCCAGATAACCCAGTTTATTACCCAGGTTGGTGCTATGATATTATGAGTAGTGATATTTTAGATTTTGGTACTAATGAAGTATATCCAACAAATCCAGCTCATGGATTTCTAGGTTGGCCAATAACTACTGAAGTAGAACCAACTCCTCCTGCAGAAGAAGAAGAGTAAAAGATTAAAAAATAGTGTAACTATTTAATTATATAGTAATTAAATTAAAATTAAATCAAATGGAAGTTAAAAAAATAACAGATCATCAGTTAAAAAAAGTAACTGATCAACAAAAAAAATTAAACGATATTTTAACTAATATTGGTGTTTTAGAAGTTCAAAAACATAATTTAACTCAACAAGTTAAAAATATTAGTGAAGAAATTGAAAAAACAAAATCAGAGTTAGAAGAAGAGTACGGTAGAGTTAATATTAATTTAGCTGATGGTACTTATGAAGAAATAAAAGAAGAAGAAGAAAATGCATAATATTAGAAAAATCAGTATTGGAACTGATTATAAAAATGATGCAATGCATTATGCAGTTGGCCAACAAGTTTATGGCGGTCATGAAATATCTCATATTTTATTTGAAAATTCTGATAATTCTTATAATATTTATATAAAGAAAAACAGCGAAGTGTTACCATGGAAAAAATTTAATTCCAACATGGCAATATCAGTTGAATACGATTTAGAGTATTAATGAAAAGCTTGTATGATTTTATTGTAGAACCAATAGGTGATAAATACAATAATGAAATAAAAGTTGGTGGTAAAAAATTAGTTGTTAACACTAAAATTGAATCATGGACTTTTGTAAATAGAATAGCTAAAGTAATTGAAACACCAATTGCTTTTAAAACAAATATTAAAAAAGGTGATACTATAGTAATACATCAAAATGTATTTAGAACTTTTTATGACATGAGAGGTAATAAAAAAGTTAGTAGATCATGGTTTAAAGATAATATTTATTTTGTTAGTTTAGATCAAATATATTTGTATAAAAATAATAAAGGTTGGCATACATTTGGTGATAGATGCTTTGTTCAACCTATTAAAAATAAAAACTCTTTAACAACAGATAAAGAGCAAAAGCTTGTAGGTATATTAAAATACGGAAATAGTACGTTAGAAGCTTTAAAAATAAACGAGGGAGACAAAGTTGGTTATACTCCAAACAGTGAATGGGAGTTTTTAGTTGACAAAGATCGTTTATATTGTATGAAATCAAATGATATTGTAATTAAATATGAGCACAAAGGAAACGAAGAAAAATATAATCCAAGCTGGACAAGTAGCTGTTAAAGAATTAATTAAAGTTGCTAAAGAACCAATAATTGATTATGGTCCTGATATTTCCGCAGACAGACTTAAAAATGCTGCAGCTACAAAAAAACTAGCTATATTTGATGCCTTTGAAATACTTAATCGTATTGAAGAAGAAAAAAATATGTTAGAAGATAAACCTAAAGTTGAAGAAAAGAAAAAATCAAACTTTAAAGGTTTTGCAGAAGGGAGATCTAAGTAATGTACAAGCAAAGTTTATATTCCGTATTAGAAGACTATATCACTCCATCTACACTTAAAAAATATAATAAAAATAAAAAGTGGGAGTATGGTTATAATGAACAACATGACATGGTTGTTATTAGTAAAGATGGCACGATAGGTGATATATATGAAATACAAAACCTTAAAATAGCTTTACCAAAAGCAAAAGATATTCATAAGTTTAAAGACGATAAATGGATCAGATTTGAATACCCTAAAGTTTTAAGTAAAATAAAAACAGTATTTGATTTTAAACAATATCCAGAAGATTTTAAAGAAAAATGGTATGACTACATTGATAAAGAGTTTACCCGAAGGGAGGAAGGTTTTTGGTTTTATAACCAAAACACTCCTACTTATATTAGTGGTACTCATTACATGTACCTGCAGTGGTCTAAGATTGACGTCGGGGCTCCAGACTTCAGGGAGTCAAATAGATTATTCTTTATTTTCTGGGAAGCTTGTAAGGCAGATTCACGATCCTATGGGATGTGTTACCTTAAGAACAGGCGTTCCGGGTTTTCTTTCATGGCCTCAGGAGAGGTGGTTAACCTGGCAACCATATCAAGTGACAGTAGGTATGGTATATTATCCAAGTCCGGTCCTGATGCAAAGAAGATGTTCACAGATAAGGTGGTACCCATATCAGTTAATTATCCCTTCTTTTTCAAACCGACCCAGGACGGAATGGACCGTCCAAAGACCGAACTTGCCTACCGTGTCCCCGCAACCAAGTACACCCGCCGTAAACTTACCGCCGCTACCACCGACGAAACCTTGGAACAGGAACTCCAGGGACTTGATACCACCATCGATTGGAAGAACACCGGTGATAACTCCTACGATGGGGAGAAACTCAAACTCCTCGTCCATGATGAGTCGGGGAAATGGGAGAAGCCCAATAACATCCTCAACAACTGGAGGGTTACGAAAACCACATTAAGATTAGGTAGTAGAATTATTGGAAAGTGTATGATGGGCTCAACATCAAATGCTTTAGACAAAGGAGGGAGAAATTTTAAAAAATTATATGACGACTCAGATGTTACACAAAGAAACAGCAATGGACAGACTCGCTCAGGATTATATTCTTTGTTCATACCTATGGAATGGAACTACGAAGGATACATCGATTCTTATGGGATACCTGTTTTCAATACACCGAAAAAACCAGTTGAAGATCCTCATGGGATAAAAATAAAACAAGGTGTTATTGAATATTGGGATAACGAAGTTGATGGATTAAAAAATGATCAAGACGGGTTAAATGAATTTTATAGACAATTCCCAAGAACTACTAAACATGCTTTTAGAGACGAGTCAAAACAATCTTTATTTAATTTAACTAAGATATATGAGCAAATAGATTTTAATGAAGATTTAAAAAATAGTTTAAATGTAACACAAGGTAGTTTTCAGTGGGAAAATGGAGAGCAAGATACCAAAGTTATATTTATACCAAATAAACAAGGAAGATTTTTAATTACTTGGATACCGGAGATAAATATACAAAATAGAAGATATATTAAAAATGGTATAAATTATCCAGGTAATGAACATATGGGAGCTTTTGGATGTGATCCATATGATATATCAGGTACAGTAGACAAGAGAGGTTCAAACGGTTCTCTACATGGTCTTACAAAGTTTAGCATGGAAAATGCTCCACCTAATCACTTTTTCTTAGAATATATAGCTAGACCTCAAACAGCTGAAATATTTTTTGAAGATGTATTAATGGCTTGTGTATTTTATGGTATGCCTATACTTGCGGAAAACAATAAACCAAGATTACTTTATTATTTTAAACGTAGAGGTTATAGAGGTTTTGCAATGAATAGACCTGATAAATTAAGAAATAAATTATCTGTAACAGAAAGAGAAATAGGTGGAATACCCAACTCTAGTGAAGATATAAAACAAGCTCATGCTGCAGCAATTGAAACATATGTAGAACATTATGTTGGTTTGAAAGAAACCGGATATGGTGATATGTATTTTCAAAGAACGTTAGAAGATTGGGCAAAATTTAATATAAATAATAGAACTACTCATGATGCTTCGATTAGTTCTGGTTTAGCGCTTATGGCATGTAATAAACATAGATACTCGCCAAACATTAAAAGAGAATTAAAGCCAGTTGATTTAGGTATAAAAAAATACAACAATAAAGGATCGACATCAAAAATTATAGATTAAATGAATATATATACTAACCCTAATAGTCCTTTTCCAAGTCAAGTAGTAAGCGATGCGGAAAAAGCCAGTTTAGAATATGGCAAGCAAGTTGCACAAGCTATAGAACAAGAGTGGTTTGCACAAGGTAGGACTAGTGGTAATAGATACTTAACTAATTGGAATAATTTTCATCAATTAAGATCATATGGTAGAGGAGAACAGTCGATTCAAAAATATAAAGATGAATTAGCTATAAATGGAGATTTATCTTATTTAAATTTAGACTGGAAACCAGTTCCAATATTATCTAAATTTGTAGATATAGTAGTAAATGGTATTTCTTCTAAAACATATGATATAAAAGCATATGCTCAAGACCCTGAATCTATAAAGAAAAGAACTGGATACGCCTCTAAAATATATGAAGATATGTTATCTAAAGAATATTTAGATAATTTAAAAAATACTTTAGGTATTGATTTATATCAATCACCTACCACAGGTGTAGTACCTGAAACTACTGAAGAATTAGAACTGCATATGCAACTTTCTTATAAGCAAAGTATAGAAATTGCTGAAGAAGAAGCTATATCTAGTATATTAGCTCAAAATAAATATGATTTAGTTAGACGTAGATTAAATATGGATTTAACAGTTTGTGGTATTGCTGCGGCTAAAACAAATTTTAATACTGCTGAGGGTATAACTGTAGATTATGTTGATCCAGCTTATATGGTATATTCTTATACAGAAGATCCAAATTTTGAAGATATATATTATGTGGGTGAGTTAAAAGCAATTACTATTTCTGAACTTAAAAAAGAGTTTCCTAATATATCTGAAGAAGAGTTAAAAAGAATACAATCAATGCCAGGTAATAGGTCTTATATTACTGGTTGGGGTGATTATGATTCTAATACAGTACAAGTTTTATACTTTGATTATAAAACATATCATAATCAAGTTTTTAAAATAAAACAAACAGATCAAGGTTTAATGAAGGCTATTGAAAAGCCAGATACATTTAATCCACCAGAAAGTGATATGTTTGAAAGAGTTTCAAGATCTATTGAAGTGTTATATAGTGGAGCAAAAGTATTAGGAACAGATACAATGTTAAAATGGGAGTTAGCTAAAAACATGTCAAGACCTTATGCTGATACTACTAAAGTAAAAATGAATTATGCTATATGTGCACCTAGAATTTATAAAGGTAGAATAGAATCATTAGTTAGTAAATGTACTGGTTTTGCTGATATGATTCAAATTACACATTTAAAACTACAACAAGTTATATCTCGTATGGTACCAGATGGTGTATATTTAGATATGGATGGACTTGCGGAAGTTGATTTAGGTAATGGTACTAATTATAATCCAGCTGAAGCTTTAAATATGTATTTTCAAACTGGTAGTATTGTTGGTAGAAGTTTAACCCAGGAAGGTGATATGAATCCTGGTAAAGTTCCTATACAAGAATTACAATCAGGTAGCGGTAATGCTAAAATATCTAGTTTAATACAAACGTATCAATATTATTTACAGTTAATAAGAGACGTGACTGGATTAAATGAAGCTAGAGATGGTAGTTTACCAGACCGTAACACACTTGTAGGACTACAGAAACTAGCCGCTAACGCATCAAACGTAGCAACTAGACATATTGTACAATCTAGTTTGTTTTTAACACTTAAATTAGCAGAAAATATTAGCTTAAAAGTAGCTGATGCTTTAGAGTTTCCATTAACTAGAGCATCGTTACAAAATTCTATATCAACATATAACATTAAAACATTAGAAGAAGTTGTTAATCTTAACTTACATGACTTTGGTATTTTCTTAGAATTAGAACCAGATGAAGAAGAAAAACAACAATTAGAAGCTAACATACAAATAGCTTTACAAGCTAAAAATATTGATGTTGAAGACGCTATAGATTTAAGACAAATTAAAAATCTTAAATTAGCCAATCAAATGTTAAAAGTAAAGCGTAAAGAAAAAGCTAAACAAGATCAATTAGCACAACAAGCTAATATACAAGCTCAAGCAGCAGCACAAGCAGAAACTGCAGAAAAAACAGCTATGGCAGAAGTACAAAAACAACAAGCTATATCTGGTGCTAATGTAGAATATGAAAAGGCAAAAAGCGAGTTTGAAAAAGATCGCATGCAATTACAAGCTCAGCTTGATCAACAAAAAATGGCTCAAAAACATAAAAACGATATGGAATTAGCAAGAATTCAAGAGCAAGGAATTACATCAAGAGAGCAGCAAAGAGAAGAAGCAAAAGATAAAAGAATAAAAATGGAAGGGACTCAACAGAGTAAAATGATACAGCAAAGACAAACTGATAGCCCAGCTATAGATTTTCAAGCTGAATCAGGACTAGACATGTCAGCTTTCATGTAGTATTAACTATTTAATTATATTATATTATGTCAGAAACAAAAACAAATGAACCTGTTAAACAGGAAGGTGAATTTACTTTAAAAGGTAAAACAAAAAAAACCAAACCAAAACAATTAGGTAATAAAAAACAAGAAATACAAAAGGTTAGTATTAAGGAACCTTTAATAGAAGTTGAATCTAATGTTAAAAAAGTAGAAATAAAAAAAGAAGACGATGCCATTCAAATCGGAGAAACAGAGGAGGTATCTGTGGAAAAACCATCCGGAGATAGCGCAGAGATGGGAGAACCTATACAAAAGTCCGACGAGACTACTGAAGGGTTTTCTCCAATCAAAGAAATAACTGAAGAAGAAGTAAAAAAAGCTCAAGCTGAAGTTAAAGAAGCTATTAGAGATGAAAAAGTTTTAGGTAAACAATTACCTGAAAATGTGGAAAAATTAGTTTCTTTTATGGAAGAAACTGGTGGAACTGTTGAAGATTATGTTAGATTAAATGCAGATTATTCTAATGTAAATGAAACCGCATTGTTAAAAGAATATTATAAAAAAAATAAACCTCATTTAGATGCAGATGATGTAGAATTAATATTAGAAGATTTTACATGGGATACTGATATTGATGAAGAAAAAGATATACGCAAAAAGAAACTTGCGTTTAAAGAAGAAGTTGCAAAAGCTAAAGATTATTTAGAGGACTTGAAACAAAAATATTACGACGAGATCAAGTTGAGACCGGGTGTTAATCAAGAACAACAAAAAGCTTTAGAGTTTTTCAACCGATACAATAAGCAACAAGAACAAGCTGCGCAATTACACGATACGTTTAAACGTAAAACTAAAGAGCTTTTCAATGAAGATTTCAAAGGTTTTGATATTAAAGTTGGAGATAAAAAATATAAGTATAACGTACAGAATCGTGATAAAATTGCAGAAAACCAGTCAAACATTAATAATCTTATAGGGAAGTTCCTAGATTCAGATGGTAATGTGGTTGATACCTCTGGTTATCATAAAGCAATGTATGCTGCTGAAAATGTAGATAAAATCGCTGCTCATTTTTACGAACAAGGTAAAGCTGATGCTGTTAAAGAAGTAGTAAGCAAATCTAAAAATCTTTCTGATGTGAAAGCAAGAGAAGGAAATAAAGGAGATGTTTTTCTAGGCGGTATGAAAGTAAAAGCGATTAGTGGT